GCCCATATCAACGATGGGTTACCCACTATAGTTAAATCTTATTAATCTATTAATAGTATATTTATTATTAATAAAGATGGCTTGGTTATTTCCTCTATTAATAATTATTGTAGCATTAGTGGCTCTATATTATTTATACAAATTTTTATTTGCATCATCTGCTGAATCAAAAGTTGTATTAGCTGGTGTTAAAGTCGCTAAGACAAATGAAGATACAACAAATGTAAATAATGATACTAAAGCAAATCCAATAGTTGTATCATCCAAAGACATACCAGCACTTACCGAAGGTGGTGAATATACAGTATCTTATTGGATGTATGTAAATGACTGGGCCTATAGACAAAATAAGAATAAACATATTCTAAGCATTGGTTCATCTGGTGAAAGCTCATCTGGTTTCCATACATTAGTAGTATATCTAGGCAAACAAATAAATTCATTAAAGATTCGTATACATGCAACCGACTCTACTGGAACAGCTACCACAACTGATAGTGATACAAACATACCAACAACTACTTACAATACAATGTTTAATGACCTTGGATTACAAAACAGTTTATTAGAATCCTCCAATAAACTATGTGATTTACCTGAAGTAGACTTACAACGTTGGGTATACGTTAATATTGTATTAAATGGTAAAACAGTCGATGTATATCTAGATGGTAAATTAGCTCGTTCATGTATATTACCTACATTCTATCGTGTACCTGGTGCTGGTTATTCATTACGTATTTGTGATAAAGGTGGCTTTGGTGGATATGTAAGTAATGTAACCACATATGGTTATGCACAAAGCCCAGATGAAGTATGGAAACAATACATGGCTGGTCCAAATGCATCAGGTAATTTCTTAGATTATCTAAAGAGTTTTTTTGACCCAGCATCTCCATTAAATACTGGTTTACCTGGTCCTATTACTAATTAAATTAATTAGTTAAAATATTATAAAATTATAAGACATATATTTTTATAATAATAGTAAAATATCCAAATGAAACAGTAAAGAATGTCATCAAACTCTATATATATGAATACAGGGACACCGGCTTCTGTAGCCCGACTATCAGGAGTATTAATGGGCAGCGGTTTCTTCTCACAAGTATTGCTTGTTCTTATTGTTCTACTAATCATATTTTTAGCATTATGGGGCGCTGAAAGTATATATGGAAGTATTGTGCGTATGCAGAATCGCTATATTGAAATTTTACCAAATACATATGTTTCAGAGGATAAAACATTTGTTATTAAGCAAAATCCATTAGATTCAAAGGCAATAACACTATACTTATCTGATAATGAACGCACAGGTATTGAATTCTCATACAGTTTCTTCCTATTTGTTAATTCATCTACATTTGGTACTGATGCTGGCTTACGTCATGTATTCCACAAAGGCTATTCTAAACAATATCCATTAATGGGCCCAGGTGTATTTGTACATTCAAATAAGAATGCATTACGTATATATATGAATTCTTTCAAAACATGGAATAATTATATTGATGTCGAGAATATCCCTGTTAAAAAATGGATGCATTGTGTTATCATGTGTCGTAAATCAGCTCTTGAAATATATATCAATGGAAATCTAGTTAAGAAAATGAAATTCGACGGTGAAACTATACCATACCAAAACTTTGGTGATTTATTTGTATTTTCACAACGTAATATTACATTACCAACAACCATTCCATCCATTGATAATAAACCATTCAGAGTATTTGGTGCTTTCAATGGAATGTTAAGTCGTTTATTCTATTTCCCATATGCAATGAGCTATACTGAAATACGTAACATGATGTCAATGGGACCCTCTACCAAGATAGAAAGTGGTTCCAAAGAGTTACCACCATATTTCATTGATACATGGTGGAGTAGTACTGGTGCATTATAATCTTATAATATCATATCAATAAGATTATTTATCGGGTTAGTAGTAATATAAATAAATTACTATGAATCATTAAGTAAAATGCCTGGCGGTGGTCTATTTGCATTAGTATCATATGGAACACAAAATGTAATATTAAATTCAAATCCTGATATTACATTCTTCTATAAAACATATCGTAAACATTCCCACTATTCCGAGGAATCTGTTACAACTGCAATGAATGGTCCAAATGAATTGGCTCAATCTACACCTATTCAAGTAAGACTTAAAATTCAAAGAGTTGCTGACCTTGTTCGTGATATGTATTTTGTATTTAGAATACCTAATATCTACTCAAAATATGTGGCTGACAGGGGCTCACAGTTTAATTTCTCATGGACACGCTATTTAGGAGCAGCTATTATACGTTCTGCTGCCATTTTCATTGGTGGACAAAAAATACAGGAATTTGACAGTACATATATTGTGTCTCGTGCATTAACCGATTATACAACAGACCAATTTATTAAATGGCAACGTATGATTGGCGATGTTCCTGAATTAAATAATCCTGCAATGGGTATCTATGGTGGTGGTTCCGAAAATGTTGGATATCCTACTGTATATCCTGATCCTAGTGGTCAGGCATCACGTCCATCTATTTATGGTCGCGACATATACGTCCCATTACCATTCTGGTTTACTGAATCCACATTTAATTCACTTCCATTAATTGCTTTACAAGGACAGGAAGTAGAGATTCAATTAACACTTCGTTCTATTGAAGAATTATACTGTATATTGGATCCATCAGGAAATAAAGTTAGACCTGGATATAAGATAGAGAGTTTTACAGATGCAAATTCACCTGTCTATCAAGACTATTATGAAGATGCTGCAACAATTCGTAATTTCTTAACAGATTTTACTGAAACTGCCCCTGCATTAAATACATGGTTCTTTGACCCACGCATTACTGCAACATATATATATTTAACAGATGAAGAACGTAGTGTGTTCGTTAAAAATGAACTGCAATATCTTGTACGACAAGTATCTACATTTAATTTCAATGGTCAAGCAAATAGACAACAATTTGATCTAGATATAACAAATCCAATTACAAGATTATTATTATTTCCACGTCGTTCTGATTCAATATATAGAAACGACTGGACAAATATTACAAACTGGATAACAAATAAACCACCATACATTCCAACACCAGGAATACCTGAATGGATTATGAATATTTATTCAAGTGGTAGAGTATTGCCTAATTCACAACGTGATATTATTAGAGCTCTACGTATTCTAGGAGATGGTAATGAATTACAAGAAGAAAAAACGATTGATTATTACAAATGGATTACACCATGGAAGTATTCAACTGGTTCAGCATCGCAAACAAATGTAACAAATAACTTCTTAACACGTAATGGTTTTGAAGAAAATCCAATACTGTTACCATTCTCTTTATCTTCCCCTGAATTTCAACCTAATGGTTCCATTAATGCAAGTCGTATTCGTAAATTTCAATTGGAAGTAGATTTTTGGCCATTGAACCCTGAACCAGAATATTTATACGATTTGACAGTATTTGCAGAAACAATTAATTGGATAATTATTACAGGCGGCACAGGTGGTTTGAAGTTTGCCCTATAAACCAAATGCATTCATTATATCTGACAGCTCGTCTACTGAAGCATCATCCTTCTTTCCATATTTTTCATAATAATATTCCCATGTTGTAACTATATTTGTAATTATTTCATAATATAATAGTATTGAAAATGTATCCTTACAGCTATATTCTTCAATAATTTTAATGAGATTTTCACGTGTTATATATGCTAAATCGGCCAAATGTGGGTCAGGCCATTGATATTTATGAATTATTTGCTCCCAATTAATTCCACTATATTTCAAAATATTCTTATATTCCTTAATATACCATTCAGTTGAAGGCTTATATTCATATTGTATTATATTATATAATTCAGTTCGTGTATTATATAATTTATCATGATTATTAATACGTTCATTTTCAGAAATTTCTGAACTGGAATCACTTATAGTATCATCATCAATATCCATCTTTGTATTATGCATATGATATAATGAAAGGAATCAAACAATCAAATTTTGCGTAGGGTTATATAGATATTTTAAATTAATAGAATTTAAAATGAGTTTTTTAGAGAGACTATCAAATAAAGTTACATATTCTGTAAATAATTCATTAACTGACCCAAATGCTGATAAGTGGGCAAAGGAACAGGAGGAAAAGAAGAAACGTGATGCTGAAGAGGCTGCAAATAAAGCTGCTGAGGAGGCCGAAAAAAATAAGAAAGAAAGCGAAAAAACTGCTGCAGAGGCTGCTGCTGTCAAACTGAAAGCACGCAAACAATTTACTGCCAAACAGGGTCTCAAAATAGCAGCTCAAACCTTCGCATCTGTATTTCTTGGTCTCCTTGTTATTGCATTGATGTTGCATGCTGGTTCACTATGTGCAAATGATGCAATTGCCCGGTCAGTAATGTATCGTATATTATTCTTTGTATATGCAGCAATACCATTCTTTTCAGTATTTGTACTTATATATTACCACATATATCGCCGTTATAAAGACACAATGCCGCGTATTTTTACAGTATTACCTGTAAGAATATTACCTGAATCTCAATCAACACTAATTGCATATCTGTTATCTCCATTTACATATGTACCTGACCCTGATGTTATTGAACCAAAAAGAGAACAGTTAGCACAAATGTGGGATAATGCTGTTAAATTGTTAGAAGCAACAAACGCAAAATAGTTTTCCATTTAAAATAATATGAATGCTTATATTTATAATGAATAATTATAAATATACTCACACATGGTTTATAAATTCTGAAATAAATAAACAATTATCAGAAATTTGTGATTCAACAAAAATAAATAATATATTAGAAATTGGTTGTTTTGAAGGATTATCTAGTGTTTTTTTTGCAGATAATTTTATTAATAATCCTCAATCAAGATTAAAATGCGTAGACCCATTTTTAACAATAGATAATAATGACCATAAGGAGTTTCTAATAAATAATGAGGAATTAAATTTTGATTATAATATATCACATTGTAATAATATTGATAAAATACAAATATATAAAATTACATCAGATGAGTTTTTTAAAATAAATAATAAAACATATAATATTATTTATATAGATGGTTGTCACGAACCATCATATATAATGAGAGATATGGAAAATTCATTTAATGTTTTAGAACAAAATGGTATTATGTGGATGGATGATTATAGAGGAGGAGATGGTATTACAATTAAAAAAACAATGGATAATTTTTTAATTAAATATAATGGACTGTATGATATTATACATGTTGGTTATCAATTAGCTATTAGAAAAAAATAATATAATTATAATTATATAAAGAATAATTATAACTATAAAATATAAAAATTTGATTTTGTGACGTGACCACCTGTCTTGTATACCCCTCTTCTGATACTAATTAATTAAAATGGCCAAGGTAACTGACTACAAGCGTTTGTCTCCACGTGACCATGTTCTTAAAAGACCAAACACATATGTTGGTTCAATTGAAACAACAGAAGAGTTTGCATGGATTTATGATGCAAAATCTGGACACATGCAATGGAGTTGTATTAATTATAATCCTGGATTGTATAAAATCTTTGATGAAGTTGTTGTAAATGCACGTGACGAATTCATCCGTTCTATTACTGAAGCTGAACGTACTCCTGTAAAACATATTGACATTACTGTGAGCGGCAACGGTACAGATGATGAACCTCTAACAATTACAGTATCCAATGATGGAGATGGTATTCTTATTGAAGAACACCCAGAAGAGAAAATGTGGTTACCACAACTAATCTTCGGTTATCTCAATACATCCTCCAACTATGATGATGAAGAAAAGGAACGTGTTGTTGGTGGTCTTAATGGCCTCGGTGCTAAACTAACAAATCTATTCAGCAATACATTCTCTATTGAAGTAAAAGATATTCATAATAAGAAACAGTATACACAACTATGGACTGATAATATGGCAAATTGCGAGAAACCCTCTATTAAAAAATTCACTAGTTCAAAAGGTGGTGTTTCCATTACATTCGAGCCAGACCTGAGCCGTTTCTGTAAGGATACAAAGGGTAAGCCTTCAAAACATTTCATTCGCGATATGATTTCTGTATTTCATACTCGAACTATTGAACTTGCCGCAGTTGTTGGTTCAAAGGCGAAGGTATCCTGGAACGATGAAGTTATTACAACGAATACATTTGAAAAATATGCGAAGCTATTCCTTCGTGATGGGGCAACTACTATTGCATATGAAAACTGTGGACCTCGTTGGGAAGTTGCTGCTGTAATGGCAAACCAACTATACACAGATGATGAACATGGTATTCCAGATAAGAAACATATTTCATTTGTGAATGGTATCTCCACTAAGAAGGGAGGTAAGCATGTTGATTATGTTTCTAAACAAATTCTGGATGAAATTTGTGCTCTTGCACTAAAGAAGAAAAAAATCACAATCAAACCTGGACAAATTAAGGATTCAATTGTATTCTTCGTTAATTCTACAATTGTTAATCCAGAATTCACCAGTCAGTGCAAGGAAGAGCTAACAAATAATGCAAGTAAGTTCGGTTCAAAGCCAGAATTTACAGGTAAGCTAGTAGATGGTCTTGTGAAGCTTGGTGCATTAGATGAAGCCGTTGCAATCCATGATGCAAAGAACAGTCGTGATTCAAAGAAAACAGATGGTAAGAAACGTCAGAATATTCGTGGTCTTCCTAAACTAGAAGATGCTCACTTCGCTGGTGGCCCTAAAAGTAGTGAATGTACACTCATTCTCACTGAAGGAGATTCAGCTGCAACATCCGCAATTGCTGGTCTACAAGTAGTTGGTTCTGAACGTTGGGGTGTTTTCCCTCTTCGTGGTAAACTACTCAATGTAAAAGATATTACACCCGCTAAATTCAATGCAAATGAAGAGCTAACAGCTATTAAACGTATTCTTGGTCTGAAACAGGGAACCAAATATACTTCCCTGAAGGAACTCCGTTATGGTCGTATTATGATTATGGCGGACCAAGATTATGATGGTTCTCATATTAAGGGTCTAGTAATGAATCTCTTTCATACTGAATGGCCAGAACTTCTCAAAATGGGGTTTGTATGCTCTCTATTGACTCCTATTTTGAAGGCAACGAAAGGCAAACATGTAGAATCCTTCTATACACAGGCAGCATTTGAAGAATGGAAAGATAAGAATGATACAAAGGGATGGACAATTAAATATTATAAGGGTCTTGGTACATCTACACCAACAGAAGCCAAGGAATGGTTTCATCGTCTAAATGAAGTACAATACGAATGGGATGATGAAACAAATGATTCGATTCATCTAGCATTCAATAAAAAGCGCGCAGATGACCGTAAGGATTGGCTTGCTAGTTTTGATTCAAAGAGACAAATCCAAATTAAAGATAAGAAAGCATCATATACTGATTTTGTGAATGATGAATTGATTCATTTCAGTAATGCAGACAATATTCGTTCTCTTCCATCTATTATGGACGGTTTGAAGCCATCTCAACGTAAAATTCTATATTGCTGTTTCAAACGTAATCTACGTAGTGAAATCAAAGTTGCACAACTTGCTGGTTATGTTTCTGAACATGCCGCATATCATCATGGTGAAGCATCTCTCAATTCCACTATTACATCTATGGGACAAAACTTCGTAGGTTCCAATAATATTAATCTACTTGTACCTGCAGGTCAGTTTGGTTCAAGACTTCAAGGCGGAAAGGATGCAGCATCTCCACGTTATATTCATACATATTTGGAACCTGTTGTTGATAAGATTTTCAAGAAGGAAGATAATGCAATTCTAAAATATCTTGATGATGATGGATATCAAGTTGAACCTGAATTCTATCTACCGATTATCCCATATATTGCTATTAATGGTTCTAAGGGCATTGGTACTGGTTTCTCAACAGATATTCCATCATACAATCCAGCTCATATTGTTGCACTCCTACGTGCTCGTCTAACTGAACGCATTGATACAATTGAGGGTCGTCAACTTGACCCATGGTGGTTTGGATTCAAGGGACAAATTACTCGACGTAATGATACTAAATGGGTATCACATGGTGTATATGAATTTAATGATGAAGACAATACAGTAACTGTAACTGAACTTCCTGTTGGACGATGGGCGAATGATTATAAGGCATTTCTAGATGCGGCTGCAATTGCAGAGGAGGAAATGAAATCTATAAATAAGAAGGAGGAACGCAAAGCAAAACGCTCTAGCAAGGATGATTCTGCTTCAGTTGCTACAAATTCTACTATTGGTAAATCTGCTCCTAAAAGTATTGGTCTAGAATCATTTGATAGTTATATTCAGGATAATAAGTTTGTGCTACATCTTAGTGAAGATGCATATGATGATTATAAGCATGATACTGCTGGCTTTGAAAAGGCATTCAAGCTCACTGCATCACATAGTACAACAAATATGCATTGTTTTGATGAAAATGGGAACATTAAACTATATAATACAATTGGTGATATTATTGAGGCATTCTATGGACCGCGTCTTGCTGCCTATTCTGAACGTAAGCGCGTACAACTTGATGAACTCAATAAAGAAATCCGCGAACTATCTGCTAAACAAGTATTCATTAAAGCTATTCTAGAGGACCGTTTGAAGCTTATTAAAGCGAGTGATACATCTATTGTAAAACAATTGAAGGAGCTAGAACTTCCTCCACTATCTAATCTAGATGAACCAGATAGTGTAGATGGTTATGAATATTTGCTGCGTATGCGTATTGATCGTGTGAAGGCTACTGCTGTAGAGGATTTGATGAAACAGGTAGCGGATAAAACTGCTGTGCGTGATTCTCTTGCTGCAAAGAAACCTGCTGATTTGTGGCTCAGCGATTTGGATGATTTCGAAACTGCATGGGAAAAATATACTGTTGCAAGAACTGCTGAAATGGAATCAGCTCAACCAAAAGATGCTGCCGCTAAAAAGAAGACTGTTAAGCGCAGCAGTAAATAATTATCTATAATTAATGCTTAATTGATAATAATTATTTAATATATATTCTTGGTACTAAATTACATTTAATATAATATTTGTCAATAAACTCTGGTAAAATAATAGGAACCGTCTGTAAAGATGATACTCCTAATTTACCACTAGTAGTTTGTTCATGTATACTATTTATTTTTTTACATTCATAATCTCCATAAGGAGTTAATACACAATTATACAATCTATATTTATTGAATGGTAGATTATCTGAGATAGTTTCATCTTGAATGAGTGCCATAGTATATTTTTGCATGGGTTGTTTATATTTATACTGATGCAGGGCAACCACCACTGCTGCTACCTCCATTTGTAGAACCAGGTACAGTTGGTACAAAACAGTTTTCACCATCACAGATACCTTCCCATGTTAAACCAGCAGCTTTTGTGCGATTGCACAGTTGTTGGTATGGTGATTCACCAGCAACAGTTGCAGTTGGCATTCTTGGGTCAAAATAATATTCATCGCTTGTTGGAGGATTTGTTATACTCATAGATGAATCCCATTTTCTTACTACACCATTACTACCATATGAACCTGTAGATACACCTAATAAATCAATGCATGTAGGTACTTTGGCACCATTAACAACACGAGTATATGCAGTTAAGTAGTCAGGGCATGAATTTATAATAGGTGGCCATGATTTTGGTGCATTAGATGATGCTTTATCACCAAACCACCGGAGACCAAAAAACAGGAAAATGAGAATTGATAATATTAAATACAGTACAGCTGCAATAGTTTTTTGAGATTTGAAGAAAAACATGACCCCATAAATTCCAATTGCTGCGGAAAGCAGAATATATGCTGCTAATTTATAGTTTATTTCCATTTATTCATTCAAAGATATAAAAATATTATATAGTATCGTAGTTATATTTTTATATTTAACCCATACGAGCAAAGTTAGCTGTAGCACCACCTATTTTGATGAATACTTCAGTTGGGTTTGCACCCATTGGCACAGTTACAGGTACAACCTTGCGGTATACAGCAGTTGGGATTGGTGTACCATTACGTGCTACACGAGTTACACCTAGATCCATGTATTGAACGCCTATAGCAATAGCACCAGAGTTTGGGCTACCTACGTTACCATCAGCACTTACATCCCAAGTGATGCCTGTAGTACCACTAATGCATACATAATAGCCAGCATTAATAGGGATTTGTTTAAAAGATTTTAATAGAGAGGTCATTTTATATTTGTTGTTTAGAAAATAATACGCAATAAAAGCCGGTATTTTGGAGGATTAATAATTTGATAAAAGAATAATTTATTAATTATTAATTTTAACCCATGCGAGCAAATGAAGAAGCAGCACCACCAATTTCAATGAATTTTTCATCACCAAGAACATTTAGTGGACTAGTTACAATTACAACCTTGCGGTATACTTTGCTACCAGTTCTGCGAGTAACACCTAAATCCATGTATTGGTTACCTAGAGTAGCAGTTGCAACACTAGCAGTATCAGGGTTACCACTAGTACTATTTACACCTATTAGACCACTTGCATCAGTCTTGATACATACAAAGTAGCCAGCATTTACAGGGACTTGTTTAAAAGATTTTAATAGAGAGGTCATTTTATATCTATTCTTTCGAAAATAATACGCATTGAAGCCGGTATTTTGGAGGTATTCAATTGCTTAAAACTAAATAAAACACCTTTTGATTAACAGAATAATAAGAATGTCTAATCCGGATTTTGAAATGCCATATACATCTTATACCCCTGGTGCATCAAAGGCCGGTGTTGGAAGGGTTAATTTAAATGCAGATGGCCAAAGTGCAGCAAGTGCATATGATTCCGTATTCCAACATCGTACAGGTATTGATACTAATATGCAAAATGATGCATTACGTGGAAATTGGGAACAAACTACTCTATCTACTGCATTCTTCTCTCTAGCCAACTTTTCCAGAATCCAAAAACAAATTAAAGCTGAAGTATACAAGCGTAGTGGCGATAAGAAGTGGGTAATAGATGACCAAAGTGCAGATGAAATGCAGATTATAATGCGTGCAATGTATTTACAATATGCTAAAAATCTCCCTACTAATGTTGAAGGTCAAGTAGCTGAATTAAATGCAATTGTAGTTGAATGGGCTGTACCAAAGATTATGAGTGAAATACAACAGCATTTTTATTATCTGCGTGATATATCTGAAATGCCAAAACAAATGGCACATCCAGTTAGCGTTTCAAGTGCTGGTACTAAATCATTCGACCTAACTAAATTTTTTTAGATCATGGGCGTGCCAACCCAAAGGTGTGTTAAACATCAATAGTTAATTTGAACATAAATAGCAATATGGATGTTACAGAAAGAACAACTTCAAATACCATATGTCTCCATCCACAAATAGAAGATAAACTACGTAAATGGTTAAGAGAACGTCCTACTGCAGCATTCCTATGTATTGGTCCACCAGGTGTTGGTAAAACAACCTTGGTATATCGTGTTTGCAAGGAGGAGGGTTATTGGATTCAAGAGCTCAATGCAAGTCATACACGTACAGGTACATCATTTCGTGATAAAATCCTTCCTTTGTTACGTGAATCAGGTCTGAGTTCATGGGCATCTCCATCACGACCAAAGGGTCATGCAGTTGTTCTAGATGAAATGGATGGTTTATCACAGGGTGAACGTGGTGGTTTACAGGAACTACTCAAATATCTTCGTGAAACGAAGAAGAATGGACCAATACCATTAATTCTTATTTGCAATGAGCTTCTTGGGAGAAAGATGCAGCAGATAGTACGTCTATGTGAAGTATGTACAGTTGGTATGCCAGCTGGCCCAATTCTAGAAAAATGGATAGGTCGTTCATTAACACCAGTTGAAAAGAAAATGGATCTTCGCTCTCTCTTCAGAATTCTTGAAGGGTTCTCGGCTCCTCCTAGTCAGGCAAATATTAATAATTATCAAATAGAGGATTCCACTGAAGTTTCAGAGGATTTCTTTGACCCTCCATCAATTACATTACAGACGGCATGGTATACATTATATGATAAATGGGATTTCTTTGATGTTATTGATATGGATACTAAGGATGCTAATTTAGCAGGTCTATTATATCATCAAAACTTACCATATAGATTACAGCCAGCTGTTACAAAGAAAATGCAGCCAACACAAGTAACAGAAGCAAATAGGGAGGCATTTGATACTTATCGAAAATTACATAAAGTTTTTGAAATTAGTGACTATGCTGATTTCTGGGCATTCTTCCATCAATGTTGGCCTCTACTAGGTATTTCAACTGAAATTAAATTAAAGATTGCTAATTTATATTTACAGGAATTACCTGAACCAGCCAAAGTTGTTCCAGTAGAACAGTTAGAATATACATGGGTTCTTACAAGACAGTCTGCACTATTTAATGCATGGAAAGAAATGTGTAAATTAAATGATGAAACAGGTGTTGATTTGCGGCATATTCCTGATATATGTATTGGCGGTTCTACAAAACAACAGAAAGCTCTGTCATTTGTTAAAGAAGAGGAGACAGATACACAGCAGGCAGTAGTCAAGACAGTAAAAAAGACAGTGAAGACAGTAAAATCAGAGGAACAGCAGGAGAAACCAAAACGGAAAACAGCAGCAGCTAAAAAACAGTCAGTTTTAATTGATATATAATACAACTAAATATAAAATAATATATAATTATACTATATAATATTTATATATTAATCCCATAGTTATTCAATAACAGGTGTTATAGGGGGTAAAATAACATCACCATGTTCTTCATTAGGATGTAATAATTTAATAACTTTCAGATTTGTTTTGCGTCCAATACGCTGTGCACGTCCAATTATCTGTGTCTCCTCTCCACTACTCATACGTCCATGATAAAATATAATATGAGATGCTTCCTGAAGATTTAACCCTGCATATAATGCATGATTTGACATTAATAAAACTCGTATAGTCCCTGTGCGAAACTTATCTAATGTTGAATTAATAACATCCTTATTCCCCTGTACAATAGAAACTGTTATATTTTTTTGTTGAAGTTCCTGTTGAATGTTATAAAATGGGTTTTCATAATGACTAAATACTAATATCTTACCTGTAGGATTATCCTCTAATATTTTGAGAAGAGTTTCCTGTTTTGATAACTGCTGTCCTGCTGGCTGCCCTGTCTGCAGGACAGCAGCCTGTCCTGCCTGTCCCAACCTGTGTAAATCTCCTGCTGTTAGCTGCTGCCTGCACATAGCACACTGTCCCTGTGACGATAGTGTTTTTAATATACATTCACCACAATATATCTGCTTACAACATGGTACAATAATTGTTTCAGATTTCGATGCAGTTTCATCATAACATATAGGACATACTGCTTCTGTAAGACGTTCCTTAAACGATTTTATTTGTTCTTCCAAACTACTAATTTTTGTTTGTAAATGTTGTAGGGCCACTTCTTTTGCATGTGGTGTAGCATATTCAACCGTTTGTTTGAAATCATATGTAGCTTTCAATCTTAGAAGCTCCTTTTGTTGATTATCAGTTATAGCAGTTATTAAATCACTTTCAGACTGTTTTTCAACACCTAATGCTGATAGGGCACCTGTAATATCACCAACATGCAATAACATTTGTATATTTGGTTTTAAGAAATCATTTACAATTCGCTGTGCTATAGAAGGTCTACATCGAATTATTTCGGTAATAATGGAAGGCAACTGCATGGATATTTTTCTGAAATCATCTCTACAGCGTATGATAAGATTATGTCGTTGTGGATGGTCTGTTATAAATTTAGCAAAGAAATTCTTGGAATGTATTTGTTGATATCCAATATCTTGAAACTGTCCATTAACAATCTGTAGGAAATCTTTATCTAGATATGGTGCTAATAGAGTACGCATTAATACAGACGGTGTTTCAGGATTTCCAGAAACTATATGACGATTAATAAAAAAATATGGTAGCGAATTAATTAGGAATGTTGCCCATGTAGCTGTAATTAACCATATAAAATCTCCATTCTTATCAAATGATGTTCTAGTTGCAGGGAAGTGTATGCTGTCTGCTTCATCTACAAATATATGACTCCAACCGATTTTTTTAGATATAACATAATCCTGTAACTGTTGATATAATGTATTTGAAACCAGCACAGCATCTGCTTTAATAATTTGTTCATCTAAATTCTCCTTTTTGAATACAGATATATTTTTACATAATAATACATTTAATGTTGTATCAATTCTTATTGCATCCTCCCATTGTCTATATAGTGTATGTGGAACAACAATTAATTTACCCTTCTTATTATAATTATTATATGTATGTACAGAATGCAATAGAGATGTAGATGCATAATGGATATGTGGGATGCTATATAATTCTTTATTACGTAAATATGCAATATATGCAAGAACAACAAGTGTTTTACCAGAACCAACTGAATCACTAAGAAATGCATACTGTGACCAGAATCGTTCATGATCACCTAATTGGATGCCTTTTCGAAGTGAATCCTCTTTATCTATCATTGCTTGTAATAATACTGATTGATGTGTAAATAACTGTTTTTTTATATTAGATATATCACCTGTATATTGTGGGTCATATTCATCCAGTGAGTTTCGATATATTTCATTTATAACAGCCAATTCAATAAAACTACTTACATTATATGATGAATAATTTGTATCATATAATATTCGATTATATTTGTTAAACTTGAAAGAATCAACAATATCTGTAAATTCCTTTATTATATTTTGGTTTGACATTTACTATTATGGCTTATATATTATTTTAAACTGTTCATTCAAAAATAATATATATGTATATAATGGAATTGTTAATTATATATAATACTTATGCAGTTGAATAGAAATCGCGTAATTCTTTATTACGTACCCAATCCTTCAATTTCATTGAAGTTAATTTACACATTGGATTCCCTTCACGAAAGAGTTTCTTATCAAATGTATTCATCGAATGTGACATTACTAACATTACCTTATGTGGCTCTAATTGAATCATAGGATGTTTATAATCATCTAAAAAGGACTTTTCCTCTGCATGAGTAACTGCTTCATTATATCTGTGAACTTTCGAATAGGAACGACGCCATGCCATAGTACCATTTGTTGCATGCTGAGGACCATATGGGCCCACTTTATAAATCTTGTTAATATCACTATAATACATATAGATTTCAGTGGAACCAGCTAGTTCAACACGTGGATTCTTACCAAAACAGTTTACAACATGACTAACACGGTCAGGTGGATAATAATCATCATCATCCATGGCTACAATAATATCACCCTTTGCTTCATCATTTAATCTATTACGCTTTACACCAATTACCTGTTTTTCATTTTCTCGAATATAACGAATATTTGGTAAATCAGCTGCCCATTGTTTGAAACAATCCTCTACACAATCAGTACCATCATCTAAAATAATCCATTCCATACGGTCCTTTGGATAATCCTGATGACGATAACATTGTATAAGAGCCTTCATAAAAGGCCGACGATTATATGTTGGCGTGACAACAGAAACGAATGGTTTAGTAGACATTTTATTGTGAATAAGACCAAATTATAATTTAAGCCTTTACAAATAAAATGAAGAAACAAGATGGAGGTTTTGCACCACCGCCATTTATTATGGCAAAATTTGTGCAGAATGCGGCTGCATTAATACCTGCATCATTTATTGCTGGCGTGCGTTTATTTCAAAACAGTAAGAAACATAAAAAAAGTAGTCGCACCAGGACTTCAGTTTCAAAAAAATATATTAAAAGAAAATCAACACGAAAACATAATAAAAAATAATGCGGTAACTGTTACATATCTAAAGGCCCGGTACTTGTTAGGCAATAATAATGAGCTCTTTAGTCAAACCAAATGCCAATGGCAACCTATTCGAGATTAAAACAGTTCAATCTGGTGCGTTCAGAACACTTATTGAAGCATTAAAGGAGATTTTAACAGAAGCTAACATTGAATTTGACCAACATGGTATGAAAATTATTGCGGTTGATGAAACCCATACAATCTTAGTTTACCTGCGTCTACATGCAGACCGTTTTGAACACTATTACTGTCCTTCAAAACAGGTTCTAGGCATTAATATGATTTATCTTTTCAAATTAATTAAGACACTGGAAAATAATGATTCATTAACCCTCTATTTACCTGCAAATAACCCTAATAAACTGGGTGTAATGATGGAAGATGCAAAGAAGCAAATTACGAAAAACTACTATCTCAAACTGTTTGATACCACTGTGGAAGATATTCAAATCCCTGCACTCAGTTTCTCAAGTATTATTCATATGCCTTCAACGGATTTCCAAAAGTTCTGTCGTGATATGAATGCATTAGGTGAACGTGTAGAGATTACTTCAACAAATGGTGACCTCATTTTCAAATGTCTTGGTGATTTTGCTGATAATGAAATCCATATTCGTGAAAGCCAGGGCAATATGCGTGTGCAAAAACAGAATGGTTCTAATGAGATTGTACAGGGTATTTTCCAATTAAAACATCTATTCCTCTTCACTAAATGCACAAATCTCTGTCCATCTATTGAACTCTACCTTAAAAATGATGCACCACTCATTCTACGCTATACTGTTGCAAATCTCGGTGAAGTTAAACTCGTGTTAGCCCCATTAAAAAACAAGAACTAAATATTATACTTTATTTCTTACGAAATGTAATACAATAATTATAGCATTCATAATCAATACTTTCAATTATAATTTCATCAAACGAATTCATGAAATTATTAATTTCCTCATTTGAAAAGAAATGGTAAAATCTATTATATGTTATTCCTGATTCCTTATCATCCCATGGTATCATAAAATCTCCATTACCCATATGAACCCATTTCTTTTTTAATGGTTGTTCTAGACCCCATACTGTTATTAATCCTCGACCACCTGACTGTAAACATCGAATACATTCTTTCATAAACTGTATCCTGTCTTTAACCAAAGGTATATGATGTAATACTGCTATTGACATTATTGCATCATATATATTGCTTCTATATGGTAATTGTAAACCTGATACTTGTAGTAAATCATTTCTTCCTCCAGTTTTCTCCTGTGTAATATATAATAGATTTTCTGTTATATCACATCCAATATATATTAAATCACGCCTATACAACATATTCTTTCCATTACCACAACCAATATCGCATACAAATAATGATGTTTCAAGACTATCGAGAAATATCTTTACACAATTCCATTGATTATAGCGTGTATCGCTAAAATGCTGTGCAATCTCTTCATATACCTGCTTAATAGATGCCATTTTTGTAGTCATATACATATTTGCTCAGTATCAAATTTTATATCCAATATCCGCTATAATCCTCAGCACCACTATGTAGAAATGTTGTACCTATATCATGTAGTAATAGATATACATTCTCATCGATATATTCGGTTTCATTTTGCCAACCCATAGCAGCATATTCATATTGATACCATCTTTCTAAATCATCAATACATTTATATAGAATGTCTACATCAGATTCATCATTTCGTAGTAGTATAGAATGTGTCATATTCTTCATTATTTGAATAAGAGATTCAATATTTATTTTAGAATAATCATAATTTCCACAATTATAGAAATATGTTATATTCTTTATTTGATTATGAATTAATCCATATTTTATTGATAAATGTTCAAAATCATCATTAACAAATGGCAGTTCAGGTTTATAA